GATAGTATGAGGAAAGGTATAAGGGCAATAAACTAATGCTCAAAGGTAAAACAGAACCACGCATATATACCAAGCCAAAGAGAAAACTAACGGAAAAGACTTCGCTTGGATATATGGCAATAGACTACGCCAAGAACATTCTAAAAATTCAACTATACCCGTGGCAGGAATGGGCGTTAATACACATATTCGAGATAGAGGGTAATTTAGAAAAGGATTGGCATTTTAGATATAGAACCGTAGTAATAATGGTCGCAAGACAAAACGGAAAAACGGTGCTGTCAAAAGTAATAGCGAGCTTCTTCCTAAATGTCCTGCAGGCTAAAAGCGTATTTGGAACTTCACTCTCGGTAGAAAAGGCGGAGGAAGTATGGGAGGCGGTAATAGCCGACCAAGAAAGCATACCTGAACTCCAAGCCGAGATAGACCGAGTAGCAAGACAAAACGGCGGTAAGAAATTAGTCCTGTCGGGAAACCGAGTATATAAAGTAGGAGCACCTAATAGACGAGCAGGAAGAGGCGATAGTAATGATTTGGTATTACTCGACGAGCTTCGTGAGCATAGGGATTGGGAGGCTTGGTCAGCAAGTATAAACTCCACCAACGCTAAACCTAACGCTATGGTCATTTGCTTCTCAAACGCAGGCGACCCCGACAGCATAGTTTTACGACAATTAAGGTCGCAAGGTATAGCACAAATAACGGGCGGTAATTCCGACAACTTCGGAGGGGCTGAGGCGGAAAGTCTTGGATTATTCGAGTGGTCAGCGGAAGAAGATGCAGACCTAAACGACAACGATGCAATAGCCCAAGCAAACCCCGCAATAGGGTACGGATTACTAACCGAAAGAGCAATAACTTCAAATAGAGTAACAATGCCTGAAAACAAATTCAGGTCAGAGTGCCTCTGCCAACAGGTAGATAGCATTTTGCCCGAACCATTCCCCAAAGGAAGTTGGAACAACCTCTACGACGAGAACAGCCAAATAGCCGAATCAAGCGAACTATTCTTCGGAATAGACCTATCGGTAGATAGAAAAACGGTGTCAATTGGCGTCTGCGGGATGAGGGAAGATGGCAACTATCACATAGAGCTGGTAGCACGAAGAAACGGATTGGATTGGGCGATAGATTGGTTCAGAGAACGAGGACTAAAACAAAAGATAAATTTAGCGTTCCAAAGTAGAGGAGCACCCGTAAGCGGATTAGCAGAGCAAATTTGCACACTGACGGGGGTAACGAGAATAGCCGTAGAAGGAGCTGACCTGACTAACGGATGGGCAAGGTTCTACGACAGCATAGCAATAGCGGAAGAAGGAAGTCCTACAAAGACGGGAATAAAGACCTATCACATAGAACAACCTGCACTAAACATTTGTGCAAAGACCTGCCAACTGAAGAATTTAGGAGGCGGGATGTTTTTACCTGATAGAGCAAAAAGCCCCGACGACATAGCACCACTATTTGCCTGTGCGGTCGCATTTATGGCGGCAACTCAAACCAATACTACGGAAAAGAAGATTTACCAAAGCGTATATGCCAACGCTGACTACGGATTGGCATTCGTATAAATAATAAAGAAAGGACAACAAAAATGGGCGTAATCAGTAATTTAAGAAACCTATTTGGTAATAGGGTCGTAAATATTTACGGACAAGACATCCCTGTAAATGTACAGGGTCTGTCTGCAAGAGAACTTTACGCTACACAGGCAAATTTACACGCTGTAATCAGCTTCCTGTCCTCGTCAATAGCACAACTCCCAATAAAGGTATATACCCGCAAGGGAGAAAATGACCGCAAGCGAGATAGGAATAGCACAGCGGCACTGCTTCTGTACAGACCTAACGCCGACCAAACCGAATACGAATTTATAGAGGCACTCGCAATAGAATACCTCCTATTTGGTGAGGCAATAGTATGGCTTTTACCTGACAACGAGAGTGATAGCGGATTTCAATTAAGAATAATTCCCTCAGAGTGGGTGGAAGAAGTAGTCTACGAAACCAACTACGCTCCCAAAGAACTCAAAGTAAGAGCAAACGGTGGTAGCACCACAATAACAATACCCAAAGCACAATTCATCATTTTCAAGATGTACAGACCTGGCTCACCCGCCACATACCTCTCTCCTATCGACAGCTTGAAGCAAGTCCTGACGGAGCAGATACAGGCGGACAATTTCAGAACAAGCATTTGGAAGTCGAGCGGTAGGTTCAATTCATATATCACAAGACCTGCCAATGTAACGGCTTGGGACAAGAACGCAAGGGATGCTTGGACTGAGGCATTTAGAAAAGGATGGAGCGAGGGCGGACAAAAGAAAGGCTCAATGCCTATTTTGGAAGATGGAATGGAGATTAAGTCCTACCAATTCAATTCAAGAGAGGCACAATACGCCGAGAGCAAACAACTCTCAAGAGAAGATGTAGCCGCCGCCTATCATATAAACCCTTCGCTCGTATGGCATACGGAAACACAGACATACGCATCGGCAAAAGACAACGCAAGAGCACTCTACGCCGACTGCCTCGGTCCAGTTTTACAAATGATACAGCAAAGGATAAACAGCTTCCTTTTACCTAAAATCGGAGCAAACCCTAATACCTATGTAGAATTCGACCTCGAAGAAAAACTCAAAGGCTCATTTGAAGAAAGAGCACAAATCTATCAGTCAGCCTGCGGTGTTCCATATTTGACGGTCAACGAAGTAAGAGCCGACCTCAACAGACAGCCAATAGAGGGGGGCGACGAGAGAGTAATACCCCTCAATGTATTAGTAGGCGGTCAGATGTCAGCACAGGATAGCACTCCAAGAGCATACGATTATGACGGAGTAGATAACCGAGCAAAGCCGACGGACGACGAAGAAAAAAGTCGACTTTTAGAGCAAAAGGCGAGCTATTTACTTGTAATAGATAGTAATACGGACGACGAGCAAAAGGACGAGTTCAAAGAAACACTCGTAAAATTCTTCAATCGCCAAAGCAAAAGCATTTTGGCAAAGATGGGAGTAAAGGCAACAACGCCAGAGTGGTGGGATGCCGAGAGATGGAACAAGGAACTCGCAGAGGATTTGCTCAAAGTATTTTTAGCCCAAACAACAAAGCAAGGCGAAGCAATCGCAGAGAGAATAGGCTCTAAATTCTATAAGGATAACACCGTCGAATATCTCAAAAAGGTGTCAAGGGCAAAAGCAGAACTCATAAATGCTGATACCCTTGAAAAATTGGAGGGATTGGACGAAGTTCCCGAAGATAGCGAAGAGCCTAAAACACCCGCCGAAGTATTTGGTAAGAGAAAAGACTTCGATGCAGGACTTTTAGGAATAAGCCTCGCTATGGTAGCAAACGCATTTGCAACAAGAGAGGCAATAAACCAAGCCGAATATCAAGGCAAGGTAGATAAAGCCAAAGTCTACAAAGTCTGGAACACAGGAAGTAACCCAAGACCTGAACACGCTCGAATGAACGGCGAAAGAGTCCTTATAGACGAGAAGTTCAGCAACGGGGCGGATTGGGTCGGAGACTCCTTTTTAGGAGAAGACGGCACCTGCGGATGTAACTGCAGAATTACGGTAGAAATCGAACAATGATAAGGAGAGTAAGAATTATGACTAAATTCAAAGACTTTGCCGTGTCATACAAAGAAGATGATAGCGGTAATGGCTATATCGAAGGCTACGCATCAACTTGGGTAAAAAAGCCCGATGCATACGGAGATATAGTCCGTAAAGGAGCATTTGTAAAGTGTCTTGATAGGCTTGAAAAGGAAGGTAAAACAATACCCTTCGTATGGAGTCATAAGTTGGACGATATATCAGCTTATATAGGTAGCTGTAAAGCCCACGAAGATGACTACGGTTTATTTTTCAAAGCCACACTCGACGACACACCCGAAGCACAGAGAGTAAGACAGCTCTTCAAAGACGGTAGATTAAGTAAATTCAGCTTCGCCTATAACATTTTGGAAGAAGCACAGGTAACACTCGAGGACGGAACAAAAGCCAACGAGTTAAGAGAGCTTGATATATTCGAGATTACTGCCTGCCTCATCCCCGCTAATAGCACGGCTCAAGTAACCGAAGTAAAGTGCGGAGAGTGCGGAGTAGAAGTAAATCTCGAAGAGAAGAGCGGTCGTAGAAACTCTACAAAAGACGAGCAGACGCTCAAAGATTGTATTCAATTACTTCAAACCCTTTTAGGTGAAGTAAGTGAAGATAATTCCCGTGATGACGAGAAAACAGCAGAAGCCTCCGAGGACAAAAAGGAAGTCAATTCGGAAGAAAAGGAACAACCTGAAGTCAAAGAGAAAGACGCTGTAGACAAGAAATCACAGGAAAAACTTTTAGAAATTTTACGCAATTTATGATTTTCAAAGGAGAAAAAGATTATGAACTTGAAAGAAAAGTTAGAAGCAAAGAAGGCAGAGCTCAAGGCTCTCGAGGCAAAGATTAAGGAAGGCGATGCTGAGGCTATCAAGAAGGGCGAGGAAATCGCTAATGCTATCACAGAGCTCGAGGCAAGCATCAAGTCCGCAGAGAAGGCACAGGCTATTTTGGCTACTATCGGCGATTCTACAGAGGGTGAGTCTTCTGCAGAAGAGGACGGAATGAAGTCTTTATTTGCACAGGCAAAGTCGGTAGATAGAGCTGTAAAGGGATGGTCTATCAGTGCTAACTTTAAGGCGGCAACTGATGTAATGACTTCCGTACAGATTCCTACGGTCGACAAGGATGTTCCTGCTCATACAATTAAGGGCAAGATTGCTGATTTATTCAGCGGAGCAACTATCAGCGGTAACGCCGTAACATACTTCGTAGAGGGTGCATTTGAAGGCACATCACCTGCTGTCGTAGCAGAGGGTGCAAAGAAAGCACAGGGTCACACTTCATACACAGGTAAGACCGAAGCCCTCAAGAAGATTGCAGGCTTTGTAAAGGAAACCGATGAAGTCCTCGAAGATAACGACTTCCTCGCATCCGCTGTAAAGGACGCTATGGTCTACAGACTCGCAAAGGTAGAGGATGGCACAATCGTAACTTCTATCCTCGGAGCAAGCGGAACACAGTCAGCAACATACGGTACAGGCGGAGACGCTGAAACACTCGTAGATGGTATTCTCTTGGCAAAGTCAATGATTGATGGTGCTACACCCTACGATGCATCCTGCGTAATAATGAACCCTGCAGACTTCTTCGCTCTCCAGACAGCAAAGGACAAGAATGGTCAATACCTCGGTGGTGGCTACTTCCTCAATGCTTATGGTAACGGCGAATACAAGGGAGCATACAACCCTTGGGGCTTGAAGGTCGCAACAGACGCTAATGTAACCGCAGGTACGGTAATCATCGCTTCCGAAGAGGCTGTAAAGGTCTATCGTAAGGGCGGAGCAACAGTCAAGGTCTACGAGCAGAACGAGGATGACGCTCTTTATAACAGAGTAACTGTCCTCGCAGAAGAGAGAGTCCTCCCTGCTGTAAAAGTTCCCGCAGGCGTAGTCATTTTGACTGCACACTCTTGATGGTGAATATCACAACCTAATGTATTTGTAAATTCGGGGAGGGTGTAAAAAGCCCTCCCCATTTATAAATTCAAGGAGGCTATCAATGATTAAGATTTACGAATTCAACGGTAGAAAATACCGCTACGAAGAAGGCACACAGCCCGAAGGAGCAATCCTTTTGGAAGATAAAGAGCCTGTCGTAGAAACAAAGGTCGTAGAGCCTAAAACAAAGGTCGTAAAACCAAGAACAAAAACTACAAAGAAAGGATAAATGCTATGGTGCTGACAAATTGGGGCTATACGCTCACCACGGAAAACACCCTGCCTGACATTTTAAGTGTTGAAGAATTCAATACAATGACGGCAAATAAATACTCTACGGACAGCCGAGTAGCCACAACTCTGAAAGCCACAAGCACAGCAGTCCGTAACTATGTAGGATGGCATTTGACGGGCAATTACGCCTGCGAAGCAGAATTTACAATGGATGACCTGCATATAGTAAGAAACGGTAGAGATATAGATATACGCCTTCCTGTCGGATATATAACAGGAGTAAGTCATATATACTTCGGAGCAAAGAAAACCGAAGGCGTATGGGGTGGTACGGAGTATTTGCTCTCGTTCAAGAAGAACGGTATAGTGAGAGCCTATAATGTGCCACAATGCTACGAGCGATTTGACAAAGTAGTCGTAATCTTCACAGCGGGATTATCTGACGAACTCTCAATGGGAATCAAGGCGGTAGTCGCACAGAGAACCGCACACACCCTATCTGCACCTGTAGGAATAACGAGCGAAACCGCAGGTGGAGTCTCTATATCATATTCAGGTTCATTCGTAAATAATGCAAAAGCGACGGCACTAATGACCGACGACAAAGAAGCATTACTGCCCTTCAAAGTAACAGAACTGTTATAAGGAGGTAGCAAACAATGATACCTTCATTTTGTTCACAAAGTATAACCCGAATACGAGCAGGCGAAAAGGAATCGAGAGGGTCAACTATACCCGATTGGGATAACCCTACAACAGCCACAATATCACCCTGCTCCGTACAGCCCTCAACAAGTACGGTGTCTTTAGACGGACGAGTATTAGGGATTAGCGATAGTTATACGGTCTACTGTAATCCTAATGAGGATGTAAAAGCAGGCGACAGAATAGAATTCGACGGCGAAACATTCGAAGTAAATGAAGAACCGAGAAAATGGACTTCGCCAAGCGGATTGGTCTCAAGCCTGCAATTTACTATGGTCAGATACGATGGCTAAAAAAGTAAAAATCGAATTTGAAGATGAGGGCTTCAAGAAAATACTCAAAGAGAATAGTGTAGCTCAACTCGTAACAGAGCAGACACTCGCAATAGCCCAAAGAGCGGGCGAGGGCTTCGAAGGCGAAGTCGTATGGGGATATAACAACACAAGACCCGTAGGATTCGTCCATAGCACGGATGCGAAGTCTGCAAGAGAAGAGGCGGAAAACAAAGTTTTAAGTAAGGCGGTGAAGTAATTTATGGACATAAAGCTTTCTATAGACATAGAGGACGAGGTTCGTAAGGCTCTATCGCCTTTTTTACAATCCTACTGCAGACCGCTCCCAAAAGAGTTGATTACACCCTCTATATCAGTAACCGTAGTCGGAGGCTCGGATGCCAACGACATAGACACATTTGAAGTAACGCTTGATAGCAGAGCCAAAGTAGAGGCTGACGCATACGAATTACTGCGTAGAGCAATAGGCATTTTGAAAGCTGTCGCAAGAGAGCAAACAACGGCTATTCGCTATGTAACAGTAAATTCAAGCGGAAGTTGGGGTAACGACCCCGCAAGACCTGATTTGGCGATGTGTTCAGCAAGACTTCAAATCACAACACACATAACAACGGACACAATAAGTCCTAAAAAGTAAAGGAGATAAAGATTATGCCTAATACACACGATGTAAATTTAGGAATTGGCTACGCAAGCGGAATGGCATTCCACGCTCCCGCAGGCACTGCACTCCCTACATACCCTGGCGAGGAACTCTCACAGGATTGGGTAGAGATTGGTGCTATCTCGGAGGACGGAATCTCCTACGCTATGAATCACGAACTCGATGCTATTCGTAATTGGGCGAAAGAAATCGAGAGGCTCAAGAGTGCTGACGGCGATGCAAGCGTAAAAGCACCCTTCATCGATACAAGCGAGGAAACGCTCAAGACTTTATTCGGAGCAAACAATGTAAATGTAACACCTGCATCGACAAATCACGGAAAACTCATCAGCGTAGACATCGGTCCAGACACACAGCCTGACGCTGAGGCATTCCTCTTCCTGATGAAGGATGGCGACGATATGATTATGGTCGGCACTACAAGAGGATTTGTAACAGCGGTAGACGACATCGATTTTGCACCTGACGATGCTATCGTTTGGAACGCAACTATCTCGGCAAAGAGTTGGACTGTAATGAAGGATAACGGACAGACAGCGTGAGCATATAAGGAGGACTAAACTATGCCACAGGTAAATATAAACAAAAAACACTATGACCAAACAGCAGTTTTGAAAGCAAGAATAGGCGAAAAGGAGTATTCAATCCCGCTCGCTAAACACCTGCCTTATAAGTATTTAAGAACTATCAAGGACGGGGCTGATATAGACGCTGTCTTGGATTTATTTGCCAACTATATACCGAGAGAAGTCCTTGATGACCTCACACTCGATAGCATAAAGCAACTGATGGAGGCTTGGGCTAACGCAAGCAAGGAAGACGGTACAGAGCTGGGAAAGTAATAGGTCTCGCAGGGCTAATCAATAAATACCCACAAGCGATAAACTCCGACCTATTTTGCAACACGGGATATACCGTAGAAGATATAGGGGAAGAGGTGAGTTGGGAAGTATTTGACGACTTTGTAACTCACCTCAATACCCAATCTTCACTCGCAAAACAGGTCGCCCCCGAGACCTCAGTGTGGGGAAGTCGAGAAAAGACTAATATAATACTCGCAGATATAGCGGATTTGCTCCAAAGCATAAACTATAATCTGCAGGCTTTAGGTGGTGGAAAACCTAAAAAACCAAAGCCATACCCAAGACCAAACTCCAAAAACAAACAAGTAAAGAAGTATGGAAAGAAACCTATCCCACTGAGCGAAATAAGGGGATGGGTCAAAAACTATGGCAAGAAACCACCACAAACATAATTTTTGAAAGAAAGGAGCACAGCTTATGGCAAATAGCATAGAAGTTTGCCGAGCCTATATAACCCTCGTTCCCTCGCTAAAAGGAGCACAAAAGACAATAGCTGAAGAGCTTGGTCAAGAAACCAACGGCGTAGGCGAAGAAGCGGGTAAAAAGGTTGGCTCGGGGATTTCCTCGGGAATGAGTAGTGCTCTAAAAACAGGAGCAAAAGTCGTAGTAGGAGCGGTAACGGCAATAGCATCCGCCGCCCTCGCAGGAGTAGTAGCCCTAACAAAAGAGGCTATATCCTCATACGCTGATTACGAACAATTGGCGGGTGGTGTAGAAAAGATATTTGGCGAAGATACTGCAAAGACGGTCTCGGAAAATGCTCAAAAGGCATTCCAAACCGCAGGACTGTCGGCAAACGCCTATATGGAAACAATAACAGGCTTTTCTGCCTCACTTTTACAAGGACTTGAAGGCGACACCGAAAAAGCCGCACAGATAGCCGACCAAGCAATAGTAGATATGTCCGATAATGCCAATACATTTGGTACGAGCATAGAATCTATACAAAACGCTTATGCTGGCTTCGCAAAAGGCAACTTTACTATGCTCGATAACCTAAAATTGGGCTACGGCGGAACCGCCTCAGAGATGGTAAGGCTCGTCAATGATTCGGGCATACTCGAAGAAAAGATAGACAACATAAACGATGTGTCATTCGACCAAATAATAATGGCAATACACGCCGTACAGGAAAATATGAATATAGCGGGGACGACTTCCAAAGAAGCCCTCGGAACTATATCAGGTTCGGTAAATGCCACTAAATCGGCTTGGTCAAACTTCGTAACAAGCCTCGCAAGCGGAGATGTAGATATGCTCTCCGACTCGCTCGACGGTCTCGCTACGAGCATATTTGGCGTAGAGGGCGAAGCAAACGGACTTATAAATAATATTTTACCCGTAATAGAAACAACGCTCACTACAATAAGCACGGTCGTAACAACACAACTGCCAAGCATAATACAGCGACTTTTACCCATAGTAACAGGAGCAATAAACAATTTACTCAATACACTCGCTCCAATGCTACCTTCGCTCATAACGACATTTATAACCGCTATACAAATGCTTATACCGACGGTCATAAACCTGCTCGTAAATAGCGGAGAAACCCTAACGGCTTTGCTGATGGGCGTGGTGTCAATTATAACCACAATCGTAACAGCACTATCCGACGGAAATAATGTAACCAATTTGGTAAATGGAGCGGTACAGATAATAACTACGCTCGTAAATGGTATAGCGATGAATTTGCCTATACTCGTTCCCGCCGTAGTAAAAATCATAATGCAATTAGTAACAACGCTCACAAGCCCCGAGAACATAGAATTACTGCTCAATGCGGCACTCACCCTGCTCGGAGCATTAGTAGTGGCTTTGGCTAACTGCATACCCGAACTCATAGACGGCGTAGTAGGACTGCTCGACAATATAGGAAATCTATTTGTAGATGCGGTCGATTGGGTAGCGGATGTCCTCATACCTTCAATAGTAGATATATGGACAAATGTAGTAACACCGTGGCTTGAAGGCGTAAAGCAATTCTTCGCAGGCATTTGGCAAGCAATAAAGAACAAAATAAGCGAGATTTGGAACGCAATAGTAACATTCTTCGTAAATATCTTCACAAATATAAAGAATAATGTTACAAACACCTTCAACAATATAAAGAACACGATAACCAATATCTTCAACTCCGTCAAAAATACAATAGATAACATTTGGAACGGTATAAAGAACGGCGTAACCAACACAATAAACAATATAAAGAGCACGATTACAAATGTATTCACAGCCGTAAAGAATACCGTAACAAACATTTGGAACAATATCAAGTCAGCAATCACTAACCCTATAAACCAAGCAAAGACAAATGTTCAAAATGCAATAAACAAAGTAAAGAGTATTTTAAGTGGCGGATTATCATTCCCTAAAATCAAGCTCCCACACTTCTCAATAAAGGGAAGTTTTAGCATAGACCCTCCGAGCGTCCCTAAACTCTCCGTAGATTGGTACGGAAAGGCATACGACGAGGCTCAGATTTTAAGGGGAGCACAGATATTTGGCGTTCAGAACGGACAATTACTCGGCGGTGGCGAAAGAGGAAACGAAGTCGTCGTAGGAGAGGCACACCTGATGAATATGATAAGCAAGGCAACCTCACCAAAGAGCATAGTAATAAATGTCTACGGAACGGAAGGAATGAATACCGAAGATTTAGCAAACAGAGTAGCGGAAAAGTTACAACAGATGACAGAAGCAAAGGAGGTCGTATATGCCTAATCCAACAGTAAAAGGCAAATTCCTATACAACGGAAGATATAGCACGGAATTTGGCATCGTAATCTCCAAAGTTCCAACACTCTCACGCCCACAGCGTAAATTCGAGATATACCAAGTTCCAGGTCGTAATGGAGCGGTAATAGAACAACTCGATGCCTACGACGACATACAAATAGATTACGAAGTATGGTTTGCTAACGAGCATTTTAGAATAGCGGATGCTCAAAAACAGGCAAGAGAGATAGTAGCGTGGCTTTACAATTCAAAAGGCTATGTCAGGCTCGAGGACGACTTCGAGCCTGAATACTATCGCCTCGCATACTTCAATGGTTCAATGAATATAGAAACGGATTTATGCAGATACGGTACAGCCACAATAACCTTTACCTGCCGACCTGAAAGATTTTTGAAGGCAGGAGAAAAACCAATATCAATAACACCAACATCACCCCAAACTATACAAAAGATAATCAACCCAACGGCATTTACTGCTAAACCCCTTATACACATAGAGGCAAGCACGGCAGGACAAGTCGGCGGAAGTATAGGAACGGGAAGTTTTTTACTCAATATAACGGACTATCTCAATATAGACTGCGAAACACAAGACTGCTACAGACAGCCTGCCGAGAACAAAAACAATAAGTTCACGGGTAATATGCCTACACTCCCAAGCGGAGAGAATTTAGTAAATTTACGAGATTATACGGGCGTAATAAGCAAGATAGAGATAACCCCGAGATGGTGGACATTATAAAGCAAAAAAGGAGGATACAGGATGTTCCCAATATTATACGAAACAATAACTGAGGGTAGCGTTCCCTCCGACAATGGATTAGGTATTTTGAACGATGCTATATCCGCACAAGTAACCGAAGAAAGAAACGGCATTTATGAACTCCAAGTACAATACCCTGCACAAGGTATTCACGCAAACGAGATAAAGGAACGCCGTTTTTTGAAAGTAAAGCCTAACTTCACGGACGACCCACAGATTTTTAGGATTTATAGAATAGGCAAGGTTTTAGGAAGTTCATTTACAATATATGCTCGTCATATAAGCTATGACCTCTCAGGAAAGCCTATATCTACGGGTACAGCCACAAATATAGTCGATGCATTTAGACTTTTACAGGCAAAGTCGGGAAATTATACCTTTTACACCGACAAAGCCACTAATGGTAATTTTGCTATCACCGAACCCTCAAGCGTAAGAAGTTGGCTCGGCGGTAAAGAAGGCTCAATACTCGACATATATGGAACTGCAGAATACCACTATGATAACTATACTGTAAAATGTCTGTCCGCAAGGGGAACTAATAGGGGTGTAGAAATACTCTACGGCAAAAACCTTTTAGCACTATCCCAAGATAGAGATAGCTCTAACATAATCACGGGCGTTATAGCATTTTGGAAAAATCAAGACGGCGATGTAGTGATAGGTAACACAATAAGTACGGGAGTAACACTCGATGTCCCAAATGTAAAGACACTCGACTGCTCACAAGACTTCGAAAATGCCCCTACAGTAGAACAATTGGATGCCAAAGCAACAGCCTATATAGGCGGTAATAATGTTTCCACACCTGCAAATAGCATAACTCTGAACTTCCTTCAAATAGGAACACTCAAAGATAGAGTAGATTTATGTGATACGGTGAAGATTATTTACGAAGATTTTGGTATAGAGGCAACAGCCAAGTGTATAAAGACGATTTGGGATGTAATCAAGGAAAAGTATATCTCAATAGAATTAGGTGAGCCTAAAACCAATATAACGGACACCATAATAGCACAGGCAAAAGAAACAGCCTCAAAGCCAAGCACAACGGCGATGGCACAGGCAATAGATAATGCCACAAGCCTTATAACAGGTAATATGGGTGGTAATTTGGTAATTCACGATAGCAATAACGACGGAATGCCTGACGAATTACTCATAATGAATACCGCAGATATAAGCACGGCTACAAAAGTATGGCGTTTTAACCTCAACGGATTGGGGTATTCAGCCACGGGCTATTCGGGAAGCTACGGATTAGCCCTAACGATGGACGGGGCAATAGTAGCGGACAAGATTACAACAGGAACGCTCGATGCCTCCAAGATAACCGTAACACACCTGTCGGCAAGTAGCATAGACACAGGTATTTTGACTGATAAAGCAGGCAAGAACTCTTGGAATATGACTACGGGTACGGCTAAATTCACAAGCCTGAATATAGAAATAGGCGGAAGTACAAAAGCCCTGACTACTGTGCTCAATGGTAAATGTGATAACTCGGCTGTAAGAACTAAATTTGCCGCAGATGCCACAAGCATAACAATAAGCTCAGGTACAATAACATTCAACTCCAACACATTTATAGTCAACAGCACTAATTTTAGCGTTTCAAGCACGGGCGTAGTCAAAGCAAGCGACTTCTCCGCTAATAAGGCTATAAAGTTTTACAACACGGCTTGGTCTACTAAATATATGGAGATTGGAGCATTCGTGTCGGGCAACGATACCTTCCCTGAAATACTTCTAAACCGCTCAAATGGAAACCCCGCTGTAAAGATTTTTGCTAACCCTTCCGCTTCACAAGTAGGTACGGTAGAAACATACCAAAGCAACGGACAAAAAGCCGTAGAAATCAATACTATAAACTTTGGTGGATATAGTAAATTCTATAACACAAGCGGAACATCCGTAGCAGAATTAGGTAATACCTTCGTGGTCTCCCAGAGCGGAACAGATTACTGCGGAATACTATCACTCAAAAATGGTAGTGGAACAACGAAGATAAACGCTATCGGAGCAACGGGAAATATAACCTGCGTCTCACTCACACAAACATCATCACGCAAGGTCAAGAAGAATATAAAGGCTATGACCGACGACGAGGCTATAAAGATTTTGGATATAACCCCTGTAACATACGATTTTAAGGACGAAGTACAAGGTACAAATATGAGGGGCTTTATAGCGGAAGATGTAGAAAAAGTAATACCTGAATTAGTCAAGAAAGGCGGAGATTTACCTGCGATGGACTATATCGAGGTAATCGCCTATTTGACAAAGATGGTACAGATACAGGAAAAGCGAATAAAGGACTTGGAGGACAAAAACAATGGATAAGCCCGCAACAGTAGCAATTTACGAACTCAAAAAGGAACTTATAGAAGCAATAAACAAGAGCGGACTTCCCGCAGAAGTAATCAACTATGTAATCGCTGATATAGCCAATTCACTAAAAGAGTTGGCTATACAGCAACTACAAGACGATTTGAAGTTATATCAAGACAATTTAGCAAAGGAGAAGAAAAATGCAAAAGATTGACCTATCAATTTTACCGCAGGGCGGGATAAACCCCGTCATACGATGCTCACAAGGCGATGTAGGTAGACAATTCCAAGTCGAACTCTACAACGAAGATATGAGTGCTAAATATATGCTTGATGGCACGGAAACACTAACCGTAGAAGGACATAAACCCGACGGAAACTTCTTCTCCTTCGATTTGCCCGCCACAACAGGCTCGGTAATAACCATAACAACGCAAGAACAAATGACTGCCTGCTACGGCGAAGTATATGGAGAAATACGCATAGAAAAAGGCAATACGCTTTTAGGAACGGCTAATTTTACACTCTCCGTAGAAATAGGAGCAAGTGCGGAAGATACCGTAAGTATATCAGCACTCCAATTTATAGATGCACTCCGTAACGAAATGCGAGAAGCCGTAGAGAATACCGAAGAATACGAGGCAAAAGCAAAAGCGTGGGCAGTTGGTCCTAATGGTACAGGAACAGGAACGGACACCAATAACTCCAAGTATTATGCAGAGCAAGCAAAGAGCGATGCAGAAGACGCTGAAGATTATAAGGATGCCGCAGTAACCGCCGCAACTGCAAGTGCAAACTCCGCCGAAGATAGTAAGAATTGGGCGGTAGGAACAAGCGGTACGGGAACAGGAACTGATACCAATAACGCTAAATACTATTCGGGATTAGCAAGCAACGCCAAGACGGATGCAGAAACAGCCAAAGCGGATGCTATATCAGCCAAGAACGATGCAGTGTCAGCGAAGAACAATGCTATATCAGCAAAAGACACGGCTGTAAATGCTAAAAACGATGCAGTAAGTGCTAAAAATGATGCTATCACGGCAAAGACCGCCGCAGAAACAGCAGAACAAAAAATAGAGAATATGACCGTCTCTGCACAACAGCTCCCCGCAGGCTCAACACCTACAGTACAAAAGACTGTCGGCTCGGTAATAAACCTCAAATTTGGAATACCAAAAGGCGATAAGGGCGACAAGGGTGACAAGGGTGACAAGGGCGATAAGGGTGATACGGGTGCTCAAGGTGCTACGGGTCAGACGGGAGCAACGGGACCCAAGGGAGACAAGGGTGACCAAGGAAAACAGGGCATTCAGGGTATTCAGGGAGAGAAAGGCGACAAGGGAGATAAAGGCGATAAGGGCGACACGGGTAATGATGGTGTAAGTCCTACGGCAAGAGTAGAACAGACCGCTTCTGACACCGTAACATTTATAGTAACGGATGCACAAGGCACAACAAGGGCAACTCTGGCAAGTGCAGGAATAAACTA